AATTGATTGCGGGATATTCCAACACAAATGGCACAAGCGAACTGATTGGATCATTTGTGAATTGCACGATGGCCAACCCTTAAATCAAAAGGGGCCATTTAATAGCTGCAGTAGTAAGGGGGCAGAATAATGCGGATAGTGTACACCCTCACCGGCTTCATTGTTATTTGGTCGTGGTTAATTGATGCAAGTTTAAGCCATTAAATAAACACTTTACTTGCGCCATTAACTAGGGCACTAACTAAGGGCGGGGGCAATCCTGCCCCAAACTTGAAAAGGAACCGACCAAATGTTTGACCTTATCCACACACACAACCCAAACGCCCACGCCCTAACATTGGAGCAGGTGGCGCAATCCTGCCCTGCAGCATTTACGGAACACGCTAGCCCTGAAACATCAAACCGATATGGTTTTGTTTCAACATCAAACGCAATTGATATTCTAGCGGATCACGGTTTTGCCCCCGTTCGTGCTATACAAAAGCCCGTTCGCAAGGCGGAACAATTACCGTTTGCCGATCATATGATAACATTTGCACCAACAGGCCTTGCAGATATCGGCGCACCTGATCGGGCTGAAATTGTTTTGTATAATTCACACAATGGTCGATCGGCGTTGAAGCTTTATGCCGGTAATTTTCGGATGATCTGCAGCAATGGCCTTGTTGCCGGTGAAGGCTTTGAAGCCAAGGCACGACATAGCAAACTAACGGCGCAAGGTTTTGCAGATATGGTTGCGGATCAGGCTGAAAGCTTACCAGCAATGATGGAACGAATTGAGCGGATGAAAGAAACGCCGCTTGAATATGAACAGGCACTGGATCTTGCACACAATGCATCCGCCTTGCGGTGGGAATATGAGGACCAAACAAAAGAAAACCTGCAAGGTTCTTATGGTAGCGTTGAAACAATAACCGATATCATGCGACCAAACCGTTTTGAAGATCGGGGGCAGGATCTTTGGACCTTGTTTAATACGGCACAAGAAAAACTAATCAGGGGCGGGGCACTGGTTCTATCTCACACCAAAGTAACACGCCGCCGGGGTTACCCCACAATCCGCAAGGCACGGGCTGTTTCTAGCTTACCAGAAAGCATCCGGATCAACAGAAGCTTGTGGGATCTTGCAGAAAAGGTAGCGGCGTGATGCGCTGGCAAGATCTTGTTGGCGATATCATCGGGGGGCTGGCAATATTTGCCACCCCTTTCGTAGGCCTTTGGGTCGCATATGGCTTAGGCCTGATTTAAAACTGAAAAGGAACCGACCAAATGCATTTTGAATTATTAAAACACCCCGATGGCGGAACATATCTAAAAAGAAAAGGAACCGACCAAATGAAATTTGAAGTAACAGTACTTGATGAAAACACCGGCATTGTCCAAACTCTAACAATAGCAGCGAACAGCCATGACGAGGTTATGTATAAAGTAGAAAGCGACCCCCACCACGAATACGAAATAATTGAAATAGAAAAAGCATAACCCACCACCATATCCTAACCCTAGCCCCTGCCCTAACCGGCGGGGGTTTTTGTTTGTCCTATCGCAAAGGGTAGGGCGCTATTCCATTACCAGTACCTATTTAATTGCGGGGCTATCCCTAGGGCTATCTGATGGCGGTTCCTAGGCCTTCCCTAGGGCGTACCTGATGGAGATCCCTGCGCCTGCCCTAGGGCGATCACTAGCAATGCCGTGCCATAGCCTAGCCCCGATAGCCCCGCCATAGCCTTGCCGGTTCCTATACCTGCCCTATGCCTGCCCCGCCCTGATCCCTAGCCTATGCCTGCCCCTAGCCGATATCGTACACCACGCTGCCCCGCCCTACCGCTTACAATAACACGCAAGGCCTAGCCGTGCCTGATCGTGGGGCTTTGGTACGCTATTACGTACGCTTTTACTTAGCCCTAACTTAGCATGGACCGCAGCAGATAGGGGGTAGGGGTATACAAACAAGGCCTTTGCGCTGTGGCTTCCCATATCCCCTAGGTTTGAGCCTTGTTTATTATACGCTTAAACCCCTTATTTCTAAGGCTATTAGGGCTAGGAGGTATCTATATACCACCCATCGATCACGGGGGGGCGAGCGCCACCACCCCCCCTAGGGGTAGCGTATACAGACCTGCCCAGAGATGTGGTTTTTCAAACCGTAAACAGGCTCCCCGTGGTGGTCATAGGAATGTAAACGTCAACACCCTTATAGCCAGTTTTGGGAGTTGGGTGCGTAAACTGGCAACTAACTATTGCGTTAGTTAGGTGGTGGTAGTATGATACCACCTATGGAGCCTATCACTAGGTAGCCATGGTTATAGACGGTATATCACTATGAGTGATTACATGCAGGATATTGATCTTGTTCTTAAAGCCTTCGTTGATAATGATATTGAGATTGATGAGGATGGTCGGTGTTACATTGTTAATTTGGTGTACACGAGTGAGGATGATGATCCTTGCGAGGCTAGGGTAGACTTAGACGGGGTTATTGAGAACCTTGTTGAGTACTACAGTGATTTGCAGGGCTATCAGAAGCTCTATGTTATTGCCCATGAGTTATCCCGCCATGCTGACCGTTTACGGGACTGTGCCTCACGGTTTGAGAACTCTGATGACGTAGTTCATGAGTTGTTTGGTGTAGATGACTGATCAGTTATCTCTCTTCTCTGTTGAGAGGAGTGTTAACTCTGAGGCCGTTGAGGGCCATAGGAAGACATGTCCTAAGTGCGGTGAGGGTTATGTTGTACCAGATGGTAACCATGGGGCTAGACCTTACTGCCCTAGCTGTCTTTCTTCGTATAAAAAGATTTTAAACGACTTAAAGAAGGGGCATCCTAAACCCGTCGATCATGCATGTGAGTGTTGTGGTAAGGGTGAGGATGAACTTACTGTTAGTTACAGTAAGACTGGTAATCCAATAACAGTTTGGAGATTAGACCATTGCCATGAGACGGGAGAGTTTCGTGGTTGGTTATGTGCTAACTGTAATATCGGGTTAGGTAAGTTCTATGATGATCCTGATCTGCTTATAAAAGCTATATCCTACATACAAAAAGACAGGCCGTAGCCTGTTGTAGCCGCATAGCGGGTATACTTACTTGTATATACTTATCTTTGTTAATTGGTGTTATAATATAACTATAAACACCTAACAAGGAATGGTATTATGTGGAAGAAGTTAGAAGCTTGGTTTGAAGGCTATGCTCGTTATCGTACAGCTAGTTTGGCTATTGCTGAGTTGAGTCGGTTATCTGATAAGGAGTTGAAGGATATCGGTATGACCCGTGGTCAGATACGAGAGTATGCTCTTCATGGTAATAGGAAGAGTAGTTGGTAGGGTATATAGGGGGGGGCGTACTACTTTATTATACAGTACTTTTCAGATTTGTCTACAGAAAAATGCATAGTTGTGGAACTTATTACCGCTTGACTTAGTGTTGTAGTTAATGCTATAACTAATCAAGTGATGATAGGAGAATACATCCTATGAATCTTCTCTACATTAGAGCTGCTATACGAGAGGCCACAGGAGTGGTCCTATCTCAGGAAGAAATCCTTAAATTGTTAGTCGAAGAGGGATTGCTCACGCAGTCTCGTGCTAGTGATTCAAATCTTATCTTCCGTGGTTATGATGAGTATTTCAAATCAGATTCAGCCGTTGTTAAGGTTGAGTACATCGAGGACTTAAAAGATGGGTTACAACACCAAGACATCTAAGAAGCCTATGCCTGTTAAGGCCAAGGGCTACTCTTCTGGCGGTATTGCTCAGAAGAAGGGTGCTAAGACCACCAAGGCCACTCCCTGCAAGGCTGGTGCGTCCTACAAGGGCTAATGTCGTATATTGCGATCATATTGGTTTGCTTTTCTCCTGCTTCTATAACCTGCGATTTGAAGGCAAATCCTAACAGCTTTTCATCACTTGATAAGTGTCTGTCTGAAGTTTCGCAGGTTGCGAACTATTACATACAACAGGGCGTGTATGCTGACGGTAACTGCATTGAAGTTAAAATAGGCGTACCACTGTAATGTCCCTAGTCAAAAACATGAACAAGCGTAAGAAGGCTGGAACCAGCCGTCCTAAAAGCAAGTCTACTGTTAGTGACAAGGCTTATAAGGACATGAAGGCTGGTTGGCCGAAGAAGAAGTCTAAGAAATGAAAGCCTATGGCCTCAGAGGTACAATCCAAAAGGTACGTACTGCAAATGGGCCAGCCCAACATTTAGCTTGTGCTATCTGTGGCATCATTATGGCCGGTATGTTTGCCGACCATGTGAATGGTTATTTGGTATTGGCGTGGGGTGGTTTGAGTATTGTTGTGGTTCTAGCCACAGTGTGGATGCCTCGTTTCATCCTGAAGTACGTACTACTAGCCGACTTCTTTCTCAGCACCATTGTTTTGTTTCAGTATCTGATGAAACCCGAAGTGGTTTCTACTGAACCTGTTTACCACATCATGGCGTCTGATGGGATGCGACAGGCTATGCGCCCTACCCATGAGATGAGCATGTCTATGGTTGATCAGTATGCCCATGCTGCGGCCCTTATATGGCTTGCACTATGGAGCCTTTACTTAGCTAACCTCGTTCAACGACAAATATTAGAACATAAGAGATGCATGAATGACCACTGAACAAATCATCCCTGTCTTTGTGGCTCTGGTGTCTGCTGGTGGTCTTTGGACGTACTTATCCAAAAAGGCTCAATGGTCTTTTGAAGCGATGAAAAACGACAGCAATAGTCGTGCAGAATTTCAAGAAACACTGAGAGACCAAGTGGATAAACTATCTGAAAAATTAGATCGGGTTCTTGCCGATAAGGAGCAGTTGTTGCGTGAGATGGCTGAACTGAAAGCCTCATTGGCCCGTGCCGAAGCCACTATTCAACACTTAGAGCAAAGGCTCATGAGCAAATGATTGATGAACCTAAAAAGTATACTGAGAAGCAGGAAGCCTTTCTGGATGCCCTGATGGGCGAAGCCAAAGGTAATCTTCGGGAGGCCATGCGTATTGCGGGTTATTCTGACAGCACCAAGATCAATGAAGTCGTTGGTCCTCTCAAACAAGACATTGTGGATCGTGCAAGCACGGTTCTGGCATTGAATGCCCCCAAGGCTGCTTTCAGCATGTTGGGTGTACTGGACGATCCTACTGCGCTGGGCGCACGGAACCAGATCAATGCTGCTAAGGAAGTACTTGACCGTACTGGCCTTGTTAAAAAAGAACAGGTTGAGGTTACGAACACTGGCGGTGCCATGTTTATTCTGCCACCTAAGCAGGTAGATAATGACGTGGAATAACACGACTAGGCCTAACCCGTATGCGAAGATGCCGTATGGTTATATCCCAAGTGATGATGACCCCTGCATTTTAATTCCTGACCCTGACATGGTTACCCTTATTGAAGAGGGTTTGGACTATCTGGATCAGGGGTTTAGTACTCGCCGTGTTAGTGATTGGCTTACCGATAAAACTGGTAAGAAGATTTCTCACCAAGGCATTAACAACATCTGGCGCAGGCATCGGGGTGAAACCTCCGAGCGGATTAAAATGCTAGAAAAGCGTGTTAAGAAGCGTAAGCCCAAGACTGCCAAAGACAAGAAGATTGCGCAGACTAAGCGCAAGACTATGGACCTTAAACGTGTCCTGACGATGGAAGAGAAAAAGCTTAAAGAGATGCAGCCGACCACGGAAGCGTCTGACAATTTAGACTTCAATGTTGTTGAAGAGCATAAGCAGAACCAAGAGGTTATCTTTGCTCCAAACCCCGGCCCCCAGACAGAGTTCCTTGCAGCTTCTGAGCGTGAGGTTCTGTACGGGGGGTCCGCAGGTGGCGGTAAGTCCTACGGACTGCTTGCAGACCCTATGCGGTACTTTGGCAATAAGAATTTCAACGGGATCATCCTGCGCCGTACCAACGATGAATTGCGGGAACTGATCTGGAAGTCACAGGAGATGTACCCGAAAGCATATCCGGGTGCTAAGTGGCAGGAGAAGAAGTCACAGTGGGTGTTCCCTAGCGGGGCTAAACTGTGGATGACCTACCTAGAGCGAGACGAAGATGTTCTTCGCTATCAGGGTCAGGCTTTTTCCTACATTGCGTTTGACGAACTTACACAGCATTCCACACCGTTTGCTTGGAACTACATGCGCTCACGTTTGCGTACTACGGACCAAGACCTGCCTTTGTTTATGAGGGCTACAACCAACCCCGGCGGTCCCGGCCACATGTGGGTTAAACAGATGTTCATTGATCCTTCCCCCGCAGGAAAAAGGTTCGCTGCAACAAATATCGAAACAGGTGAAGACTTAGTTTATCCTGTAGGGCATGCAAAAGAAGGCCAGCATCTTTTCATGCGGCGTTTCATTCCTGCTAGTCTAAAAGACAATCCTTACTTGATGCGGGACGGCCAATACGAGGCCAACCTTCTAGCACTTCCTGAGATGCAACGCCGCCAGCTACTGGAAGGTGATTGGGCCGTAGCAGATGGTGCAGCTTTCTCTGAATTTAAGCAGGCATCCCATGTATGCGAACCGTTCGAAATTCCATCTGAGTGGCGTCGTTTTAGGTCATGCGATTATGGGTATAGCAGTTATAGTGCTGTTCACTGGTTTGCCATCGATCCTAGCTACGAAACTCTCTACGTGTACCGAGAACTGTACGTGTCGAAACACACTGGTAAAGACCTTGGAGCCGCTGTCCTCGAAGCTGAACGTGGCGACAATATACACTACGGCGTGTTGGACAGCTCCTGCTGGCATAACCGTGGACAGATTGGCCCCAGTATTGCCGAGGAAATGATTGCGATGGGATGCAGATGGCGTCCTAGTGATCGTACCGCAGGTGCTAGGGTTGCTGGTAAGAACCAACTCCATCAGAGATTAAAGATTAACGAAGAAACTGGCCTATCTGGCCTCGTATTTTTCAACAATTGCCGCCAAATCATCGCAGATTTGCCTGTAATTCCGTCTGATCCCAAGGGCACGGACGATATTGACCCACGGTATACGTCAGACCACGCCTACGACAGCGTGAGATACGGCGTGATGAGCCGACCTAGGTCTGCATCCCCCTTTGATTGGGGCAGAGGTGTACCGATTCAATCCTACACTCCCGCAGACCCTATTCTAGGCTACTAAATAAGGACAATTTACATGGCATTGATGGACAAACCCGTAGGGATGTCTCCTGAAGAAGCTACCGAGGCTGATGCAGTTATCGCATTGGATGAGACAGGTGACGTTGAACAGGAAAACCTAGAGTATTCTGGTATTTCTGCCTTTGTAGACGGCCAATATCGCCGCTCTAAGGACTTTCGACAGTCTGATGAGGAGCGTTGGCTACGTTCATACCGCAACTATCGTGGTTTGTATGGTCCAGACGTGCAGTTTACGTCCTCTGAGAAGTCTAAGGCGTTCATCAAGGTCACTAAGACCAAGGTATTGGCTGCATATGCCCAGATTGTGGACGTTTTGTTCGCTGGTAGTAAATATCCGATTGGTATTGAGGCCCGTCTGTACCCAGAAGGTGCTGCGGATGCCGTACATTACGATCCTAACCAGTTAACTACCGAAAAAGTGCAAGAAAAAGCGGATGTGGACTATAAAATCCCCCGTTCAGTGGCACGTCCTGAATTAGAGCGGGATTTAGGCATCTATGGAGACATTCTGGAGCCTGTTAAGGACAGTTTGAACTCTGGTGCAGGTATTACGCAGTCTGCCATCACATATGAGCCTGCAAAAGCGGCTGCTCGTAAGATGGAGAAGAAAATGCACGATCAGTTGGACGAAAGTTCCGCTGAAAAGCATCTACGCTCTGCTGCATTTGAATGTGCGTTGTTTGGTACTGGGGCCATGAAAGGTCCATTCGCATACGACAAAGAATATCCTAACTGGAGCGATGAGGGCGTATACGAGCCTCTTTATCAGACTATTCCAAAGATTGAGTATGTTTCTATCTGGGATTTGTACCCAGACCCCGATGCTCGTAACATGGATGAGGCAGAATTTACTATTCAGCGCCATCGCCTGAGCCGTAGCCAGCTACGTGGCTTGAAGCGCCGTCCACATTTCCGTGAAGAGAGCATTGAACTGGCGATTGATTATGGTGCTTCCTACGTACGTGAGTATTGGGAGACCACCCTAGAAGACAACGCAGGCTCCACAGAAATTGAACGCTACGAGGTTCTGGAATACTGGGGCGTCATGGATGCAGAATTAGCCGAAGAAGCTGATTTTGAAATCCCAGCCGATATGGAAGACCGTGATCAGATTCAGGTGAACATCTGGGTATGTAACGGACAAATCCTACGTCTGGTTATGAACCCATTCACACCAATTCGTATTCCTTACTGTGCCGTCCCTTACGAGATGAACCCATATTCGTTCTTCGGCGTGGGCGTGGCAGAGAACATGGAAGACACGCAGCTTCTTATGAACGGCTTCATGCGTATGAGCGTGGACAATGCCGCCCTATCAGGCAACCTACTTATTGAGGTGGACGAGACTAACCTAGTTCCCGGCCAAGACCTTGAAGTGTATCCGGGTAAAGTCTTCCGCCGTCAGAGCGGGGCACCGGGTCAGGCCATCTTTGGCACCAAGTTCCCGAACGTCTCACAAGAACTAACTATGATGTTTGATAAAGCACGTCAGCTTGCTGATGAAAGCACAGGCATCCCATCCTACTCACACGGTATTGGTGGCGTTACAGGTGTAGGGCGTACGGCATCGGGCATGTCGATGCTTATGGGTGCAGCCGCACAGTCTATTAAAGCGGTTGTTCGTAATATGGATGACTACTTGTTGTCTCCTATGGGCAAGTCTTTGTTTGCATTCAACATGCAGTTCAACTTCGACAAACAGTTTTCGCAAGGCGATCTGGAAGTTAAAGCACGGGGCACTGAAAGCCTCATGCGCAACGAAGTTCGCTCACAGCGTCTACTTCAATTCATGCAGATGACTGCAAACCCACAACTCGCACCGATGGTGAAATACGATTACATCCTACGTGAACTTGCAGCGTCTATGGACTTGGATGAAGAGAAAATCCTCAACGATCCACGGGAAGCAGTCATTCAAGCTAAAATGATGGCTGAGATCCAAGCACTGATGCCACAGCAGCCCCCACAGGCCGCTCCAGCAGCAGGCGGCGGCGTACCTAGCCCAAGTGACCCAACGGGCACAGGTAACGGTAATATAGCCCCCGGAGCAGCTCCTACGCCGGGTGAGGCAGGATTCACAGGTTCTGGTGGCGGTGATAATGGCGGACAGCCAGCACAGCCAGCACCACAGCAAGGCCCAGCGCAGTAAATGAAACAATTCTATCGAAACCTTCTGATCCTCGTAAATGACAAAGATCAGATGGATCGGCTCACATCCTATGCCGACAGTCGTATCGAAACCCTCCGCAATCAACTTGAAAAGCAGAAAGATCGGGACCGTGTCTTGGAAATCCAAGGTTCCATCACTGAACTACGCCGCTTTTCTACCTTGCGAGACGAAGTAATCAAGGAAGCCGAATAATGGATACGTCACCCCGACCGAAAGCCCGTCCTCCTCTTCGCCCCAAGGCTAGGCCTACGACAGAGATACCATATGACGAGATCGAAAAGATTGAGCGTGTGGTGTGGAAAGAGGCCCGTGGAGAGGGTGTAGAGGGTCGTAATGCAGTACGGGGAGTAATCCTCAACCGACTGGCCTCAGATCGCTTTCCAGACAGCGTTGATGGCATTCTTACTGCCGACGAGTTCGAACCTATCCGAGAGTTCGGCAGCGCACTGGATATTCCTGTTCCTGAAGAAGACCTATCAACTCAGATGGATGAGTTTACTGACTATGTTCAGCTTGGTGAAGATGCAGTCGATGGCCGAACATTCTTTCAAAACTTAGACACTACAAAGTCCCGTGGCACGGACTTCGGCGGTCCTGACCCTCTCGAAATTGGAAGCCATACGTTTACCCGTGGCTACAGAGACCAAGAGCCAGTTCTGGACACGAATTTTTCCCATGATGTTGTCGTTACGTATCCCGATGAAGAGGTGGCGTCCTTGATGGGTTTTGCCCTTGGCGGACTGTCTCTGGGAGACGCAACCAAAGGCATTACCACAGAGGAGGGCAAAAAGATGGCCAAGAAGAAATTCCAATTAGACCCAAGTAAAACTGACCCAAATGGAGACGGCGAGATGACTGCAATGGAAAAGGTTGCAGCGGAAGCTGAACAAAAAGCGGCAGTCGAAGGCGGCGATATTGAAATGGACATTGCTGACCAAGCGGTTGGCATGAACTGCGGTGGCATGATGGCCCCCGACGAGATGATGGACCCTGTGAGTGGCAACGATGTGCCCGTAGGAAGTAACCCAGAAAACGTACGTGACGACATCCCAGCGATGCTCTCACAAGATGAATACGTACTGCCAGCCCACGTTGTTAAGTGGCACGGCCTAAAACATATCCAAGACATGCAGAGTGAGGCCGAGATGGGTCTTATGGGCATGGATATGATGGGCCTGATTGGTGGTCAGGAATTGGATGAAGAAGAACCTGAAGAAGAGGAAACGACTTCATCTGATGATATCCCTGAAGAGGATATCGACGTTGAGACCCCGATGGTCGAGGTCAAAGACGAACTAGACGATTCAGAGCATGAAGAAGCTCCTGAAGAGTCGGAACTCCCGGGAATCCTGAAAAAGCAAAAGTACGCATTCATGGTGTCCTAGGGCTACCCGCCAGAGAGCGGCCCCCAGAGGTAAAATGGCTAAATACAAACGAGCAGAAGAAGTCGATACAGACGAACAATCCTATTCCCAAGAGTTAGGGCAGACGCAAGAAGCTGCACCCGAAAAACCAGATGATGGTTGGGAAAAACGATACGGCGATCTACGCCGACACACCCAGCAACAGATGCAACAAAAAGATCGTGAAGTTGCTGAGGTTAAACGCCAGCTAGACACAGCGGCGAAGGGACAACTCAAGTTCCCTAAGACAGACGAAGAGATCGACATATGGTCTAATAAGTATCCTGAAGTTGCGAAGATTGTGGATACTATTGCACGTAAACGTGCCAACGAAGCCCTCGAAGAGGGTGAGAAGCGTCTGGAAGGGTTGAAACAGCTAGAAACAAAGCTGACCCGCAAAGAAGCAGAGCAAGCCTTGATGAAAATACATCCTGACTTCTCTGAAATTCGCCGTAACAAAGATTTCCATGATTGGGTTGCGGTGCAGCCACAGTACATTCAAGACGCTTTGTACAAAAATAACACAGATGCAACGGCGGCATCACGAGCTATTGATCTGTATAAAGCAGACATGGGTAAAACCAAACGGTCCAACCCACGCAATGCAGCATCCTCTGTGGGACGTACTTCCAGTTCAGTACCCTCTACGGGTGGAAAAGCAAGGTTCACTGAGAGCCAAGTGGCTCAGATGAGTGACCGTGATTACGAAAAGAATGAGGACGCAATTCTAGAAGCAATGCGTACTAATCAATTCGTGTATGACATGTCTGGTGGCGCACGTTAGTGCTTGCAAAACCACCTAATTGGTGTTATAACTAATAGCATTAGGGGCAGCATTACGGTGCTGTCCCACCCACTCCTTCTAATGAACACTGGCGCAGTATGGTTAACATATGCCTGTGTTTTTTTGAGTGAGAAATAGCACACTCAATGTTCGCCGGGCCTCTTCGGACTACCCCGACACGAACTTTTCACAAACACCCAGAAGAATTACGACGATTAGTCCACCAGTATGGTGTGGCCCGTATCTTACGTATCATGGCCTGATACATAGCTGCGCACCCACAACCCTGTGCTGCCACTGTCTGTCCCTTCTGTGTCCTGACAGGAGCCTCAACGGCTCCGCCATTTCACATAGGAGAAACAAAATGGCATTTCCAAAGGCATCGGGTTACGGCAACCTGCCTAACGGTAACTTTTCACCAGTTATCTATTCTAAGAAAGTCCAAAAGGCTTTCCGTAACTCTTCCGTAGTAGAAGATATTACTAACACCGATTATAGTGGAGAAATTGCTTCAATCGGAGATAGTGTTAAGATTATCAAAGAACCAGAAATCACAATCAACTCTTACGCTCGTGGCACAACGCTTGCGACACAAGACATCACTGATGCTGATTTTACAATGATCGTTGACCAAGCTAACTACTTCCAGTTCGCACTCGACGACGTAGAAGAAGCACACTCCCACGTTTCCTTCATGGACCTTGCAACAGACCGTGCTGGTTTCAAATTGCGTGATGCATTTGACCAAGACGTTTTGGGTTACATGTCTGGTTGGACATGGAATGGTTCTGCATGGGTAGCACGTACAGCAGCAGCCGGTACAAAATCAGAAGCAGGCGCAGGTGCAGACGAACTGTTTGCAGCTAACAAGCTTACTGCTGGTACATTCGGTGGCACAGCGGCTAACTCTATCCCAGTGACTGCTGGCGGTGGCGCAGGCGCAATTAGCTCACCTTTGGCTGTTCTAAACCGTATGGCTCGTTTGATGGATGCGGCTAACGTAGACACAGATGGGAGATATTTCGTATGTGACCCGGTCTTCAAAGAAATCCTAATGGATGAAGATGCGAAACTGATCAACGCTGATTTCGGTGGCGATTCAGAAGTTCGTAACGGTCGCCTACCGGGTACCATCCGTGGCTTCCGTGTATATACCTCCAACAACTTGCCTTACAAAGGTACAGGTGCAGGTACATCAGCGGCTGCGGGTTCCACAGCAAACTACGGTGTTGTTATTTCTGGTCATGACTCAGCAGTTGCTGTTGCGGATCAGATTGCGAAAACGGAAACATTCCGTTCGCCAGACACCTTCGCAGACATCGTTCGTGGCATGCAACTATACGGTCGCAAAATCTTGCGTCCAGAAGGCTTGATCACAGCGAACTACAACTTGGCCTAATGGTTAAGCGGGGGCAGGGAAACTTGCCCCCAACACTCCTTTTGAGGACTATTCATGCCTAGCACATACATTGATCTTTGTAACAAAGTACTGCGCCGTCTTAACGAGGTTGAGATCGCTGTAGGCGACTTCCCAACTGTACGTGGTGTACAGGCATTGGTTAAGGACGCTGTTCGTTCTTCCATTGCTAAGATCAACCAAGCTGAGTTTGAATGGCCCTTTAACTCCGCAGAGCATTCACAAACCCTTGTGGCTGGTCAGACGGAATATACATGGCCTCAGTATTTCAAGGTAGCCGATTGGAACAGCTTCCAAATCCAGAAGGATGAGGCGCTAAACTCCAGCTACAAAGTACTGGATTTCATTGAACGTGATGTTTGGTACAAGAGCCATAGAGATGACGACTACGAGGCAGGAACCGCAGGACGTGGTATTCCTGATCATGTGTTCCCAAGTCACGGCAACGGTTTTGGCGTAACGCAATCTCCTGACGCAGCCTACCGTGTTAAGTTTCGTTACTTCTTAAACTATTCTGATTTAACCAACCACAATGATGTGACCCGTGTTCCAGACAGTTTCGACACTGTGGTGATCGACGGTGCGTTATATCATCTGTACATGTTCAAAGATAACCTAGAGAGCGCACAGGCTGCTTTCATGGCCTTTGAGGCTGGTATTAAAGACCTACAAACTCTGTACATCAATACTTACGAGAGCATCCGTGATACACGGGTCAAATTCTAATGCCTGATCGTATTGAGTCCTACAAGGTAATCTGCGGCGGTGGCCTAAACTCTAACGAGAACCACTTAGACCTTTCAGATAATAAGCCCGGATCAGCTACACGACTAGTTAACTATGAACCCTCCCTTTTCGGAGGGTATCGTCGTATTAACGGGTATGAAGAGTATGACGATCTCTACCCAGAAGTAGATGATGGTAATGATGTAGCGGAGGGTAAAATCCTTTGCGTAGCATATTATAAGAACGAGCATATTGGTAACCCGTACGTCATTGCTGCACGTAAGGATGTAGGAGCTACTACTTACAGCTTCTGGTATCACACGGCCTACATTGGTTGGCGCAAGATGACTACGGGCTTCACGCTCAACACTACAGACGGCGTACGCACTGTTGATAAACTTCGGTTCGTTCAGTTTGATTTCGGAAGCGGTTCACAGATTATCTTTGTAGATGGGGTCAACAAGGCTTCTGCATTCGACGGCACAAACTGGCATTCCATTGATAGTGCTGCCGCAGGTGGGGATGCTGCACCCGGCGGAGATCAAGCTCTAGATGCCCCCACCGTTGTAGATGTATTCGAGAACCATGTCTTTATCTCAGGTGACCGTACTAGCCAGTCTGCGGTAGCGCATTCAGCCCCCAACGATCCTTTAACATGGACCGTAGCGGCAGGCGCTGGGCAATTGGTGATGGGCTATAAGGTAGTTCAGATTAAACCTTTCCGAGACAACTTGTTTGCCTTCGGTAACAACGCAATCAAGAAGGTATCTCCTGATCTAACCAACGGTTTTGTTGTGGAGCAGGTTACTACCAACGTGGGATGTGTGGCCCCAGACAGTGTTCTGGAAATTGGTGGTGACTTATTATTCTTAGCACCAGACGGCCTACGCCCTGTTGCGGGTACAAGCCGTATCGGTGACGTTGAACTAGAAACAGTTTCTAAGTCCATCCAGAGTGCGCTTGTTGATATTATCCAAAACACGGACCTAAGCACCCTTAGCGGTGTTGTAGTACGGTCTAAGTCTCAGGTGCGGTATTTCTTCGGTGGCGACAGCATCAACGTGGAAGACAGTGCAGGCATTATTGGTGGCCTTACAGATACCACCGGGTCTATTGGCTGGGAATTTGGAACCACACTAGGCATTCGTGCAAGTTGCTGTTCCTCTGAATACATTGGTACAGAAGAGTTTGTTCTGCATGGCGACTACGACGGTAAAGTATATCGTCAGGAGCAAGGTAACTCTTTCTCTGGTCGTGACATCGTAGGCATCTACGCCACACCATATTATGACTTGAATGAGACTGAGGTCCGCAAGTCTATCCGTAAGATGAATACATTCCTACGTGCAGAGGGTCCATTTGAGATGAACCTCGCAATTGCGTACGACTGGGGTGATTATACCACGGCACGCCCCTCTACCTACACTGAGGAAAGTCTAGGTGGTCCAACTGTATACGGTGGCCGTAGCATCACCTACGCAGCCCCTAATGTTACCTATGGCGGTAACTCCAAACCAATCATGACATACGACATCCAAGGCTCAGGGTTCTCTGTACGTGCAACGTACGTGACCGTTGGGCAGTTTGATCCCTACACCATCCAAGGGATCGTATTTGAATATTCCGTTGCAGGGAGACGCTAACAATGGCCGGATATACACGCCAATCTATTGCTGATATTATCAACGGCTCAGAGGTTACAGCACCTCCACTAAACGCCGAATTTAACCAAGTTGCGGCGGCATTTGCGGCTGCTTCTGGTCACAGCCATGATGGCTCTACAGGTAACGCCCCAAAGATTGATCTAACGACATCTGTGGCTGGATATCTTCCTGCGGTCCACGGCGGTACAGGCGGTAAGAATAATACTGCGGCAGGCAATCCTACCACCACTAATGATGCATCCGAGGGTTACGCCCCGATGTCTATGTGGGAGAACACAACAACTGGCCGTATATACATCTGTGTCGGTAACACTACCAACGCAGCAGTTTGGCGTGAACTGGTACAAGTCCAGACATCTAATAAGATCGTCCCTGAAGTAACTAACACAGTTGACCTTGGTGATCCTGCTAAACGCTTCCAAGATGTTTGGCTGTCTGGCGGAATCTCTGCATTCGGTAATGCTTCCCTGGGTGGCACACTTAGCGTCACTGGTACTACAAACCTAGCTTCTACATTGGACGTAACTGGCGATACTACTCTTGTTAACCTAGAGGCTACGGGCACAACCGTAATCAACTCTATCGACCTGAACTCTGGTGCTATCGACAGTACTGCTATTGGTACAACAACTCCAGCCGCAGGTACGTTCACTACACTCAATGCTAACACTAGCCTTGTAGCGGCTACGGCTGACATCAACGGCGGTTCTATCGACGGTGCTACCGTTGGTGCTAACAGCCATACAACTGGTAAGTTCACTACGCTTCAGTCCACAGGACAGGCTACTCTAAACACTGTAGACATCAACGGCGGTAACATCGACGGTACTGTTATTGGTTCTGGTGGTACGGCTGCTGGTAGCTTCACTACTGTTTCGACATCTGGGCAGGCTACACTAGCTACTGCTGATATTAACGGTGGTTCAATCGATGGTGCTACTGTTGGTGCTGCTGTTCCATCTACGGGTGCCTTCACTACTGTAGCAGCCTCTGGGGGCATCACAGGCGCTCTCACAGGCAATGTAGACGGTAACGTAACAGGTAATGTTGATGGCGACCTTACAGGCGATGTAACAGGCGATCTGACAGGTAACGTAACTGCTTCTACTGGTGTATCCACATTCAACAATGTGACCATCGACGGTACGTTGAACATGAATGCTGGTACTACAGCTACTATCCAGAACCTTACTGCTCCAACTAATGATAATGATGCAGCCCGTAAGGTAGACGTTGATAATGCTGTAGCTAATCTAGTTGATAGCGCCCCTGGTGCATTAGATACACTCAATGAACTAGCGGCTGCGCTGGGCGATGATGCAGACTTCTCTACGACAATTACAAACAGCATTGCTACTAAGCTGCCTCTGGCTGGCGGTACGATGACTGGTGAGATCGCTATGTCTGCCAACAAGATCACTGGCGTAGGTGATCCGACAGCAGATCAAGACGTAGCTACAAAAGTATATACAATCACGCAGCGTGATACCCGTGTAGCTAAAACAGGCGATACGATGTCGGGTGCATTGGCTATGGGTTCCAACAAAGTAACTGGCCTTGCTGCTCCTGTTGATGCTGGTGACGCCGCTAACCGTGGTTATGTAGATGGTATTCTAGGCTCAGCTACTTCCTCTGCCGACAGTGCCGCTGCCGCTGCAACTTCTGAGACTAATGCTGGAACATCTGAGACCAACGCAAGCAACTCAGCCAGTGCTGCACTAACCAGCCAGAATGCTGCCGCAGCATCACTTGATAGCTTTGATGATCGCTACTTGGGTGCTAAGTCTTCTGCTCCAACAGTAGACAATGACGGTGATGCACTGATCGTCGGTGCGCTCTATTTCAACAACACAACTAACATTATGTACGTGTACGGTTCTGGTGGCTGGCAAGCTGCTGGTTCATCCGTAAACGGTACATCTGATCGTGTTACTTACACTGCTACTGCTGGTCAGACAGTCTTTGCTGCTACATACGATACAGGCTACATCGACGTATATTTGAACGGTGTTAAACTAGCACCTGCGGACTTCACTGCAAATAATGGTACAAGTGTTACACTTACATCAGGTGCAGCGGTAAATGACATTGTAGACCTAGTAGCCTACGGTACATTTGTACTGGCAGATCACTACACTGTAGCACAGTCAGACGCACGGTATGTGAATGTATCTGGCGATACCATGACTGGCGACCTTAGCTTCGGTGACAACGACAAAGCCATCTTCGGCGCTGGGTCTGACCTACAGATTTATCATGATGGTTTAACCAGTATTATCACGGAAACAGGTTCAGGGGATTTACGCTTACAGGGTGCTAACAT